TCGTATCCCGCTTTCTTGGCCGCATTTACAAATTCAAAATCATCAACAAACTTCCAGGCCAACACATACAAATTGCGCAAAGCCTCGGGGTCTTTTTTAATCAGCGCGTCAATGCCTTCATACTTTTCTGAGTACGTGCTAAACCAAGGGCCTGAGTTATAGATGTCGTCATACAGTTTGTGTGCGGCTGACTTGGCCACATCCATACCCAGTTTATCGATCACATCGCCCAACTCAATGAACGGGTCATTCGGGGTATTGATCAAAGGATTTTCAATACGCACATACACAGGAATGACGCGAGGGTTGACGGTCCGATCGCCAAACCTATTTGGTTTTTCAGCATACAAATTGGCCAGCTCTTTGGTGCCGAACGATAGCGACGCAACGCGTGATTGGAAATCCATGTCTCCGCTTTCGCCATGTTCGCCTCGGTAAAGAACCATCGGCTCGCCGTTAGCATCAACCGCTTTGCTGTCTCTAAACCAGCGTTTGAATTCCGGTGTTTCAGTCTGCTTGGCGCTGAACGCAATAGGTGCGCCGGTCACGTCAACGTCTTGGCCAAACTTGACGTTCTTGGCCAGGACCAGGGGGCCGATCTGGATAACCTCATCGGCACTGAGCACCGGGCGCATGCTGTCGCGGTCGTAGAAGTAGCTGTGACGGAATGGGTCCATGCCAACCTGGGTCCAGGCCGGGTCGTTAATGGCCGCATCAGCGCGGGCCTTAGCGTCGGCTTTGCTGATCGGTGACCACTTGCCCAACATCGTGGCGATCGTGCCCTTGGCCGAGCCTGTAGCGATCTTGACTGCGGCCTTCTGGTTCATGCCAAAGGTCACGTCTTTCAACGCGGCCACGGACTCATAGCCAACCACTGGGCCAGCGTCGTATGCGGCTTGCACTTCACGGTTGGTGGACTTGGGCGTGTGCACGCTGACAACCCACGCGTCATGCAGCTGATAGGACGGTATATCCAGGCGTAGCTGCGCCCAATCGCCGGTCTTGAGGGTAAGAGATGGCGCGCCGTATTTGGCAGCCTTCTCGGGGCTCTGGCCCTTGCCAGTGGCCAGCGCATAGCGAGCGTCTTTGGGGGTGGTAACCGCAGGCACAGACTCGTATGGATAGACCGGGCGTAGCTGGTCAACCATGCGGTTGTATTCGTCTCGTGTGATCTTGCCTTCTTGCAAGTCAGCGGCAGCCTGCTGGAGTTGCTCTGTGCGTTTGAATCGGTCGGCGCTTGTGCCTTCCACCCGGCTGGCTGCCGGGTTCTTTTGTTCGGCTCGGCTTAGGGCGTATCCTGGTTGGCCAGGCTCGTTGGCTTCGCGAACTGCTTGTCGATTGCCCGGCTCATTGCTTGCAGCTTGGCCCTGGCTTCCATTTGCTGGGCCGGTTTCATAGGGGGCCGTGGTCGACTTGTGGACGACTTCACTGATCCGGCCTGCTTTGAATTCTGTGTCGGTTGCATTGCGGAGTTTCTCCTTTAGTCCTTCATACTTGACAATTGGGACTTCATCAAGCGTAGAAATTACAGCACCGTCTGGGCCGTGAGAGTTATCGATTACCTTGATCAAAAAGTCAGGGTTGTTGCCAAAGGTTTCTTGCAAGCGACGAACCACTTCGCTAGAACCGGCATGGCCCTTGACCACGGCATCGATAGTTACTGTTCGACCTCGCTTCATGGCACGCGTCAGCACGCCGTTTTGCATGGCCTCTACAGGCTCCCGGTACACGTAAGCAATGATAACAGATTGGTTGTTATCCAAGGCCATTTGGATGTTGCGTGCGGCCTTGTCGTAGCTCGACAGAGTACCATCCAGGATCGTGCCCGCGCGGTCCATCTCAGCGCCAAGCAGGTACTCGGCGCTGGACTTGCCAGCACCACCGCCACCGGCCATGAACATGACCAAACCACCGTCCGGGGCTTTGGCCATCCGGGTCTCAAATGCTTTTTGCGTGAACGCGCTGGCAGCTTCGTGCACCTTGGGTGCCAGGCTTCGGTCGGCGCGGTATTCAGGCGACAGCTCGCGCGCCTGGTCGGTGTCCAGCAGCTTGCCGTTCTTTGTGTCCGGCAGTCCGCTGTATTCTTCGACGGCTTTGTCAAAGTCAGAAAATATTTTCTGTTCGAGCTTGGCGTTCAAGCTGAATCGAATGTCGTTGACTTCACCAAAAGCGCCGGTGTTGCCGATGGCCGATTTGACCTGAGCCTTCTTGCCTAATGAAACATAGTAGTCAGTTGTTCCAGTGCCTTCAACCATGTCGGCAACGTCACGCACGATCACACCATCGCGGCCTTCTTTCTTTGCTTCTTTCAGTAGGTAAGTCATGCCCACATTCATGCCCTTGTATGGCATAGACATTTGCGTGCCGCCTTTGGCATCGACTTCCAACGGATTGGCCAGGCGCATGTAAACAGGTTCAACAAAGCCGCCTTCTTCGGCGGCATAGGCGCTGGCGGTTTGAGGCTTTGAGCTGAAGAAGGTCCCGTCCTTGGCAGCGTCGTAGGCTCCTCGGTACACCACCATCGGTTCGCCCTGGTCGTCGACCACTTTGCTGTCACCAAACCACTTCTTAAACTCAGGCGTTTCTGTTTGGCGCTTACTGAGCGACGGGACGTTCATGCTTGGCAGCAAGTGTTGCAAACCACCGTTGACCAAGTACGCTTTGAACGCGGCTTGGCCTTCGATGACGCGCTCTTTGCCGTCCGCGTCGGTGAACCGATACGTGCAATTGGCCATGTGATTAACCGCCCAGTTCTTGGTCGATTAAGAGCATGCCCGCTTTGTCGCCGTCCACAAGTTGAATGCGTGACAACAGATCGCCGTACTCACCAACACTGGTGCGCTGAATCTCCAGGAACTGGAGCAAGAACTGTTGGACCACAGGATCATCCGATGCCTCGCCGTACCACTTCTTGTAGTCGTTGTACAGCTGGAGCTCGGTCTCGTATCCGGTTTCGATCGCATCGCTCAACGTCTTGATCGACTCATTCATTGCCTCGATCATTGGCACCTTGGCCACAGTGCCAACATCGTTTTGGAATTCGACATGCACCTGGTAGTGAGCCAGTTCGTCCGCGCTTTCTTTCAAGAAGAATTTAGACGTGCCGAAGTAGCCGATGCGTTGCAACTCGTTTGCAATGTGCTTGTACAAATTGGATGCGTAAAGTTCTGAGTGGACCGCGTCGTCCAGCATGTCTTTGCATTCTTGGGAGATGATCATTTTGGGTGTCATGTTGGTCCTCAGTCGCAGTTGATCTTAACCAGGTCGGAGTCTTCCAACTCAGACAGGATGTCGAGAAAATTCTCTTGCACGTATTTGATTCTCGCTGAATCCGGGTGCTCGGCCAAAAGCGTTTCAGCCTTGGCTTTAGCCAAACCGCGTTTATCCAGGCCGGTAAAAATCGACAAAGCACTGACCGGTTTTGGCGGGTCAGTTTGGCGAACCTGTTTAATGTTGGCCAAAGCCTCGGCTTGAGCTTTAGCGCCATCGTCATACTCAGCAATTACAGGGCCATCAGCGTGAGTGTAAGCATCAAAATATTCAGGGTCGTGAACCATGAAAACAACGTCTGGTTTGCCGTTGTTAAATTCTTTAAAGGTGTCTTTGTTCCAGCCGTCTGGCGCATAGTCGTCGTTCCACTTGGTTCGAGCCACGGCCCGGAAACCATGCAACGCGTACATGTTGGGAAGCACAGTATCAAAGGCATCAAGGCGACGACCGCCTTCTTGCGTGGCCAATTGCAGAACTGAGTTAGCCGCGCCGGGGTGCTCCTTACCGGCAAATACAGAAACAATGTCATCGCCCTTGAGCGCAAAGCCTGCTTTGCCATCTTCGGTTAGGAAGAGGCGCATGCCAGCATATTCATTTGCCGGGTAAACGTAGACCGCAGCGCCAAAGCGTGAATTGGCTTTGGCTTCTTGAATAGCGTCTCTAAAAGTAGATGCGCCGTTTGCTCCAACTTCAAAAAACTTTGGCGGCGTGACGGGTATTTCCGCCAAGGCATTTTTAAAAACAGTCGCTGGGCTGTAGACCGCGACCGATGGAAGGTTTAGAACCCGAAGGCCCTTGCCATCTCCTCCGCTTTTGCGCGTGTAAGAGTTGGGTTGTCCCGCATCGCTTGTGCCAGCGGATCGGATGCCCCGGACGACGCCTGTTGTGAGGAACTCCCGGCTTTCCCGCTCAGCAAAGCCGCGAGCTGCTGGGGCGGTGCCAGGTGTGGCTTGCCCGACAGTACCTCGTCCTGTTGTTCCTGCGCTGATTCTGCTCGCATAGTCTTTCTCCGCTTCGGCTCCAGCCGATTGAATGTCTGCATCAGAGACACCCAGATCACGCGCCAGCTTGGATGCCGCGTTTGCATAATCTGGTGCCTCGTCGTCCGAATAGCCTTCCTCTTGGTTGGCCGATTCATCTGATTTTGCAATGTCGTATAGGCGTTTCTCTGGATACCAAAGCAACGCTTGAAGATCAGACATTGTAAGGGCGGGGTGTTCTTTTTGGACTTCTTTTAGGATTTGGCTAAAAACTTTACGAATAAAGTTGCGTTCCTTTGGGCCATCTGGAGCTTCTTTTTGGCCGTCTAAATACTTGGCCAATGAATTACCACTCAAGCGCAAGCCTTCGCCTGCGGGGGTCTTGTTGAATAGCTGCCGGGTGTCTGGGTCCATCGACGCTTTTTGAATGGACTTGGCCAAGCCATCCAAGTCGCCGACAGCCAGCTTGGCCCCCAGGGCTTTTTGAAACTCAGCCGCAGCCGGTGCGTTTTGTTTCATTTGCACAACAAAGTTGCGCAACTCTTGGCGTTTCAATTTAACCATGTCCGGCCTGGCCTCAATCAGCGTACCGGTCCAACGGCCCCAGGTACGCATAAGCCAACGATCCATGGTGAGCTGATCAAAGAAGCCGTTCAAATTGGCGTAGAACCCGTTGCCGATCTTTGGCCCCAGCACCGCAGCGCCGCGCACCAGGGTTTCAGCAAACTCACCGGTCACTTCCAAACCGGTAGCGCGTTTGATCTGAGACACAGCAAACTTGCTGTCCATAAATTTGCGCACGTTGTCGATGCCATATTGAGCAACCATCTGGTTGAACAAGTCCAGGCTCTTGTTGATCGCGCCTTGAGCTTGCCCGGCTTCAATGTTTGACGGCATCCGACCTGTGTTTTTATAGGCCCGATATGCTTGTTCGGCCAACTCAAAATTCTTGTCAACCTTCAAGCCGTTTGAAGTTACGGCCAAAGCCCAGGTAAACGCAAACTTAGCGTTGGGGTCGGTGTTGATTTCAGGATGGATTTTGCCCAGCACTTTTAACGCTTTGGTCACGGTCTTGTCGTACCAGCCCACGGCGTTGGCGTTTGCTTGAAGCGCATAGATCGCGTCGGCCACACCGACGCGCGTTAGGTATTGTTCGGTCTGCGCATTCTGTTCGGCCAAATTGATTTTGGCTTCTTTGGCTGCGGCTAAGATGGCCGTTTGCAAAGCAACTTTTAATTCGCGATTGGTGTTGTATGAACCCGCGCGTGCGCGAGGAATGATGTTTTCCAAACGAGCAAAGCTGTCAATGTCTTCAGGTATGACTCGTTCTTTCTTGGCAAAGCGAATGTCGCTGCCGATGCGCTCCAGCTCAGCGTTGGCTGCTTCGGTTTGTTCGGCTGGAATCTCCAGGCTTCCCATGCGCATCTTGGCACCAGGGATTTTGGACACGTCGATCGCATTGGCCTCGCGCGAGAGTAGGCCCTTTTTCAGTGTGGTCGGTGCGGCTGCCTGGGGCGCGGCGGCAGAAGCCGGTTGGCCGATCTGTGCGACCGGTACGGCTTTGTGCTTTTGGCCAAGCAGCACGACTGCTGCCTGGTTGTTTCCGAAGGGCGCAATGTACCCGTCGAAACCCGCGTTGATTACTGCGGACTCAAATCCATTGAGGTCGGCTTGGGGTCTGATAGTCCCAGTCTGTGGATCGTAGATGTTGTCCAGCTTGACTTCATGTGCGTAGCCACCCACGCCGGACTCTGGTCGGATACCTGACCCTTGGTCGACGTAGAAGTAGATGCGGTTCTTAAGGCGTGGATCAGTGCTGCTGTCCAGGCGATTACGTTCTGCCCCTTTAAGTCCTCGGCCATAGTACGCTCCGCTTAAGGATTGCTGGGGAGACGACGAGTAATGACGTCCGACAACTGAGATTGCGCCTTGTCTGCCTGTGCCGTAGCTTGGGACCTCAGCACGCCCAGCTTGACCAAGTTCTGGTCGAGCTGATGTTGCAATTCCTGGTATGTTTTGATTTCCGGCGGCGACATTGTTGGCTGGTCCATTGGTGGCTCCTTCAAATTGCTGGAGTGTACCCTTGCGGTAAGCGACCAGCGCATCGCGGGCAACCATCTTTGCACGGTTTAAATCTTGGACATATTTGTCCACGCGCGCGGATTCGTATTTACCCTGATCTGCTCTGCCGCGCAACTTACCCAGCAAACCGTCAATGATGCCAAGCCACTTGTCGACAAAGCCTTTGAATCCTTGCGGATCGGCCTTGGCCACACTGGCCCAGAATCTTTTATCGGTGGCCCGGCTACCAAGGAAATCGGCGGTCATCTCTGACCGGGTCATTGGGGCCGCAATCAATTCTTGAACGCGTGCTTCGCGGGCAGCTGGGTCCGTGATACCAGCCAGCTCATCTGCGTGTAAAAAGTTTTCAACGTAGGCGCGTTTGCCCGCGTCTGTCATGTCGTCAAAGATGCTATCGATCTGGGTGGTGAATTGCTGGGCCGGGGTGTTGGTTAATCCGGCATCGGCCTCAGCCTTTGCAATCTGTTCGATCGTGTGTTTGAACTCATGCAGCGACGTGCGGCCAGCATTGATTGCGACGTTGGCCGTGTTGACAAATGCCGTGCCGGCAATGGCCACACCGTTGGGCGCGGCCACGTTTGTGTCGTGATACGCAAACAAGCGCGTGCCAAACTGACTGTTCAGCGCCTGGCCGATCTGAGTTACGGCTGCGGTTTCTTCTGCGGGTGCTGGGTTGAACTGGATTGGAGAAGCCACGCCCTGGGAGGTTGCCCATCGATCAATAGATCGTTGAGCATTCGCTCTTGCTGTATCGGCTCCAGGGAGCTCGCTAACCGGTGCAGCAGCGCCACCCCGCACTGGGGTTGACCCAAGGGTGCCGGTGACATCCGGGATGGCCTCTGTGGCCGTTGTGGTGGCTGCTGGTGCATTGGGTGCTTGTTCAGATTGACGGGCCTTCAGCTCAACCTCTGCGCTTCTGCGCGTGATAGCTGAGACGTTCGAGTCGGCAATGGTCGCTGACAGCTCATCGTCTGTCAAGCTGGAAGCGGGTTTACCTTGGATGCTTTGTGGACGTGGCGCGTTCATGCGCAACTTGTCCAGGCCAAACTGTTGTTCCGTTTCCACGTTGACCGCTGGCTCGGCTGCGCCAGGGGTTAGGGCCAGCGGCTCGTTGGCCATTGTTGGCTCGATGCGGCCAGGGACTAACGGCGGCAACGCGCCAGTCAATGCGGGCTCATTGACAATCGGCGGCAACGGGGTGACCGCGTTGTCTGGCACTAACATCTCGTTGAGATTACCGGCCAGCTCATTGGCTGCGCCCGTCATGTCTTCAACAGTGGTTGCCTGGTCCAGGATGGACTGAGCGCGTGTGACACGCGCTGTCTGTGTGGGGCTGATGATGTTGGCGTCGTATGACTGCACATCCAAAGCGCGGCGGGCCAGGACATCGTTGACTTCCGGGTTGAACTCCGTGCCAGCTACGCCTTCGTTCAATGCTTTGGACAGAATGCCTTCAGGGCTTGTGGGTTCCGTCAACCTACGAACAATTGGCGCAGCAACCCTACCAGCGCCACCCATGACCAGGGTCTGAGCGGTTGTTTGATATAGGGTATCGCCTACCGCTTGCAAGTAATCGGCCAAGGTGGCGTTTGGCGTAATGCCAAAAGATGCCCACTTATCGGTGCCAAAGTTAAGCGAGGTTGTAACTTGTTCGGCTACGTTTTCTTTGACTAGGTACTTGGCAAACGCGGGCAAGATTTGCTCGGCAGGCAAACCCTTAATTAAATCTTTAAAGCCTTTAATTAACGGGGTTGGTAAGCTGGCGCGTTCACCAATAAATTCGGCGGCACCCATGGCCGTTGCCCGAGCCAGGGCGTCACCGGGTTTTAAACCGGCTGCGCGGCCAGTGCCGTACTCATCTGATACGACTTGGCCAACCATGGCCGAGACGGCTAAGGTAGGACCAACTACAAAATAAGGCGCAATATTTGTAATTGCCCCGGACACGCCTTCTTCAACAAAAGCCAAAGCCGCATTTGGATTGGTGCCAATGGCTTCAAGTTTTTGCTTGGCTTCTTTTTGCAGTATCGCGTTGCCGCCGGACAGGCGTTGGCCAAACTGGCTAAGGCTATCAGTGCCGGTGACATCACCAACCGCCGCCGTCAAATCGCCAATCATTTGCCATGCGCCAGCAGAGCTGGAGCCAAATTGATTTTTGACTTTGCCGTAGGCCGCTTTTCCGGCAGAAGTTAATTCGTCCAAGCCGCTGGGTTTAATCGTGCGAGCGGTGATTAAGCCACCGGTTTCTTCTTGAACAAGTTTATTTTCTGGCCTGGCAAATTCAGCCTTTGTTTCAAAATCAAAAGTTGAAGGTTTAGCTTGCGCCAGGGGTTCAGATACTCCCCCTTGGCCAGCTTCTTTAGTGGCCAGCGCGTCTGCGCTTTTTGCCTCCATGCCCTGATCAATTAAACGATCTCGACGGGCCTCACGTCGCGTATCAAATACTTTAGCCGTAGGCGTTTTTTCAATGGAGGTATCGAGCTTTTTATATTGATCGGCAATCGTTTTAAAAACTGTGCCGTTTGCGCCGGGAGATTTAAGCAAAGCCTCACGCTCATCCGGGGTGGCTGCGTCGTAGGCTTTTTTAAGTTGGTTGAACCGGTCTTCTGAAACAGGCGCACCGCGCCGCTCGATCAGCGGTGCGGGTTTTTCAACTACGCGGCCCGTCCTCCCGCTGGACGCGCGGTTCACCTCAATTGCGGCATCCGGGTTTTGCGCCATGATGGCCGCGCCAAGATCGTCGCCCATGGCGTTGCTGGTGTCTGGCTCTGCTACGGTCGCACGCGTAGGCGCAACTGGACTGGCGGTTGGTTTGAAATTGGGAAGCGGGGCGTCAGCCGGGGGGTTGACACTTCCCCGGCCAGCGCCTGCCTTGGATGGGGTCGATCCTGGCGACAGCTCGCGCCTAGCCTCGTCATACACGGGATCGTTTGCCCACCACTTATCGGTTGACTCATCGACAATCGCGTCACCGTCCCACCAATTCTTTGCCATGGATGTCAGCCTTTAGTGCGGATGGTGCCGTCGGGTGCTTTGTATCGTGTGCCAGATTTGATCTTAGCTAGATCAGCCGGTGATTTTGGCTCAGGCATCGCAGTGCTGGTAGCGGCAGCTGGCGCAGCCTCTGACATCTTGCCAGTCAGTCTTTCTTGGGCTCGCTTCCGCTTGTCCTCTTCCGACAACTTCTTAAACGAAGAGCTCTCTTCTTCCATCTTAGTGATGGTCCTAGCAACTTCTTTGTTGAACGCCGCGCTTTGCATAGGCTTGCCGTCTGCCTCCAGCAGAGGCTTGCTTGTGCCGTCGCTCATGATCAAAACCATGTTGCCGTTGGAATCTTCTTTGGTACTCTGAACGCGAGGAGCCTTCGCGCCGCCAGCATCTTTGGCTTTGACAGCCTGGGCATTGTTCTCATTGATTTGAGATTTGCCCAACGGCGTGGTTGTGCTTTCACCGGTAAAGACGTTTAGCTTCTCGCCGCCTTTGACATCTATGCGTTCTTTGGCCAAGGATGCACCAACGGCTTCGCTGCCAGCACCTGGCTTAATGTTGCCAGCCAATACGCCTTCGCCAACCCCGGTTTGGAATCCTTGCTGACGACCTTTCATCACGTCGTCGTACTGACCGCCCAGGGCGTATGACTCTTGAAGCGCGCCCAGCTTTTTCATCTTGGCTTTGTACTCGGCTTCAAACCCGGCGGGAAGCTCCATCTTTGTTTCGGCAGATACTTGCTCTGGTGTTTGGCCTTGATACGCGCCCATGCCAGTCGCGGCTTGGGTAGTGACTTTTTGCAAAAAGGCAGTCTTGTCGCCCGACTTCATCGAGTTGTAAAACTCGGTGTACTGAGGGACCGTCATCTCCATCTGGGCAGCCATCCACACTTCTTGGCTACCACCAGGCTTGATGTCTTCCATGTTGATGCCGCCGCTCTTGCCGCCGCCACTGGAGCTACCGCTCTTATTGCCGCCAGCGTCCAGCTTCATCTCAAGCAGTTCACGCTTGAGATCGTTGTTTTCTGTGCGACCTAATTGGCGGTCTTCTAGCTTGGCCATCCACTCTTCTCGCCGGGCAGCAATGCGTGCGTCGCGGTCGGCCTCATCTCCGATGCTTTTGAACATCAGGTTTCCGACGTTTGCGCCAAAGCCGCTGATGGCCTGGCCAATGTTGCCCATAACAAGTCCGGCCATGATTAGGCTCCTTCAAACACTTTTGGATCGATCTGGTCCATAGACTGTTGCAGCTGAGATGTATCGACCCCGTTCTCGCCAAGGTAACGCAACAGCATTTGTTTGAAAGCGTCTGCCGCATCTTTTGGCGTGACGCCCAGCTTCATGGCTTCGGCAATGTCAACGACTTCTTTCAGGATCGCCATGCCCAACAACGCGATCAACTCACGTGGCACTTGGCCTTGTGTCTTTTCATCGACTGCGGTGGTGAGGTCATAGGCAATGTTGGACAAAGCGTCTACCTTGTCTTGGCCAGAGCTTAATTGTTTGGCCACATCGTCGGCTGCGTCTTGTTCATACAAAACGCTCATGGCAAATTTCAACGCTTGAACAAAAGCCGGATTATTTTCATCCGGGGCTTCTGCCTTTGGCGCACTCATTTTTTGTTTGATTAGTCCGGCCATGGTGATTCCTTTAAGCGGTCATGTATTTTGCAGCCAGGCCAGCTGGCGCGGGCGCGGCAACCGGGGCCGGGGCGTAACGCTGGGCCGCGCGTGCGCGGGCTTCAGCATACGGGTCCCAGGCCGGGCCTTGGGCTTGATAGATCGGTGCTTGAGCGTTAGGGTCCCACAGCTGGGCTCCCACGTTACTGTTGTATCGATTGCGAGCGTCGATAAGCTGTTGCGCCTCATACTCGCGCTGTTCGCGTAGCTGCTTCTCTTGGGCTTGGCCCTGGATGTAAGCACCGCCAACTTGCATGCCCCCGCTGATCAAAGCCGGTGCAGTGTATGGGCTGTTCCAAATGCTGCTCATCACGCCCGACCCAGGGGGGCTATAAGGTATTGAAGAACCACCGGCGTTAAAACCAACCCCGCTATTAGAAAGATTTAGGCCGGGGTTTGATACACCTGGCCCATTCAAACTGTATTGAGACACCGGGTCCATATTTGAAACTTGACGCAAATCCATCCGGGAGACTTGATCCGCTGGATTAAGTTGTGTACCGTTTACGGTGTTGGCGCTATTGGCAGAACCTACCTCAGCACTTGGCGCGGTTGCAACCTCCGGGGCCGTAGCCGCCTCCGGGGCCGTAGCCGCCGTGTTGGTTATAGGCACAGCGGATTCACCTAACGTACTTAAATAGTTAGGACTTGTCATATACCCTGCGTTATTAGCCGTGCCCCAAGCGTTTCCAATGGTGGAGCCAGCTTCAGCAAAGTTACCGGCCATGGCAGAAGACCAAGCGCCTTGTAGACTGGCGGCGGCGTTTGAGACCCCCGCGCTCATCCCCGAAAAGAACGATCCTCCACCGGCAGATGCCCCGAAGCCGCCCGATAGGGCTGCACCTCCAAAGTAAACTGCACCAGCAATCAGGATCGCTTTGCCGATTTGGGAACTGCCAATATCTTTAACGATTTTGCCTATGCCGTTGCCAACGTCTTTAACGAGGTTGACCGCGCCCTTAAGAACGCCGCCAATGGCATTGCCAACGCCTGAAACTGCTTTACTCATATTGATACCCCTCGAACGTAAGTTAAGTTGAGCGACTCTCGTGAGAACCCAACGCGTTTGAAAAACTTCACCAGGCGCTCATCTACCCCTGGCTCCAATGAAATGATGGCCAACTTAATGCCTGATCTGCTTTTAATCCACTTGGCAAACTCGCGGATCAACTGAATGCCCGCGCCTTTGACGGTGCTGTAGAACAGCAAAACTGAACACTGCATGCGCTCAAACCAAAAACTCTTTTGAACACATGCAGCAAACGCGGCAACGATCTTGCCGTCTTCGTCTTCGGCAACCCATGCAAAGTGGGCTGGGTTTAACAAAACCTTGCCCGTCGTCTCCATCGCTTCCCTGTCGATCTTGACCGGCAGCGGATCGTTTGACACAGAGATAACGGCCAGTTCTATGACGGCTGGAAGGTCTTGTAGTTTGGCTTTTCGGTAGATCATTTGGGTTGTGTGATGGGCGGAATGGCTGCACTATAAAACTTATTTGCCCAGTCTACCTGCGCATTTGCGTAGGTGATCAAATTGGTGATGGCCGCTTTTTTGGTATCCGCCGTCATCGTGCCATCGGACATGATCGCGTTAACCCCGGACATGGTGGTGTTGGATATGTTGGCCGCAAAAGCGGTCGGGATGTTTTGCAAGTCGGCCTTGGCTTTAAACCCGATCTGTTCCAGGGCCGCTAATTGTTGGTCGTCTTGCAAAGCCGTTTTCTGTGCCCGGTCCAAAGTTGATTGAGCCGCTTCAAAATCTTGTTGCGCTTTTTGCAAGTTGGATTGAGCCGCAATGCCTTTGTCGGTCATCGCGGTTTGTTGCGCGCGGTCCAGCGCGGTCTGTGCGCTTGCAAAGTCTTGCTGCGCCTTGAGCACGGCGCTTTGCTGGCCACGTTCCAAAGCTGTCTGGCTTGCGGTAAATGTCTGTTGACCGGTTTGCAATGCAGTCTGCTGAGCGCGGTCCAACCCGGCCTGAGCACTGGTAAAGTCTTGCTGTGCTTTTTGCAAAGCGTTTTGAGCTGCAATGCTTTTGTCGGTAAGAGCGGTCTGTTGTGCACGGTCCAGGGCGGACTGGGCACCGGTGAAGGTTTGTTGTGCGACTTGCAACTTTGATTGCTGTTCGCGTTCCAAGCCCGCCTGAGTAGCAGTAAATCCTTGTTGACTGGCCAATTGACCGGCTTGAAATTCTTGAGAACCTTTTTGCAAACCAAACGTATTTTGCTGGCCAGCGTTAAATTGACCGCCGGTGTTGGCTGCGTTTTGGTTGGTTATGCCCTGGTTAAAGTAGGTGCTGGCATCAGCAGCTGCAATTGGTGTGGCCTTCTCCAGCATGGCCGCAACGCCTGCGCCCTGGGCCATAGAACTGTTGACTAGGCCGCGCGCTGCCATGCCTTGCTTGGCCTGCGCGCGAGCCTGCTGCATGAGCGGGCTGTCTTGGGCCAGGATGGTTTGCAGTTGGCCAGAGGTAGTGTCCTGCGCGGCGTTTACCTGGCGCTGCACCGGGTCAAACTGGGCAGCAGTGGTATCGGTTCCGGGCGTGAGCGTGCCGCCTGTGGTGCCGGAAGCGTTGGTCGTGGCTGCCCCGGTCTGAATGTCAAAAGGATTTGCTGCTGTTGCCATGTAAGCTCCAAAAGAAAAAGCCGCTAAGAAGCGGCTTTCTGCGGACGTGAGGTCCCTACAACGATTTTATGCCATAGGGATGCCGGGCGCAAGTTACGCTTGCAATCCTGGTAAATACTGAGTTTTGCCTGCCACCTTGACTGCGGTCAGCTCTTGCATTTTCAAATTGTCCGGGTCATACGAGACGTGCACCCAGCCGGAATTTGGCTGGCCTTGGGTGTAAAACTCCAGGATGAGTTGCGTGTAATCGCAGTTGTCCATGATCCACTGGGCCAGCTCGGGGTTGGGTATACCCTCGATTTCGATGTCAGCAGCCTGGCCTTTGCAGTGGTCAGACGTCTTGCTGCCGCCCACGGCTGCATTGGACTCAGGGCTGCGGTAGCCGCTGTTGACGGTCACCGATTTGCCAAAGTGGTCGCGCACGCGCTGGAGGACGTTCTCACACAGGGTCTTTAGGTTTTCGATCTCGGCTTCGCCGGGCGTGTTGTCCAGGCCCAGGCGTGTGGCAGTGTCTGACTTGGTCAGTTCTTTCAAAGTAAAGTTGGCTGATAAGTTCATTTCATGTTCCTTAAGGTTTCGTAAGTTTGGATGCAGGTGTTGAGCTTGCGGATGGCGGCGTCTCCGTCGGCTGCGATCTGGAGAAGATCGGCAGCGACATCAGTCGATCCACCAGGTTCGGTTCGTGTTTCTCCGCTGTTACTTCCAGTGGCAGAGGCGGTATCTGAGGAGGGGCATACGCTACCTTGGGTGGGGATTGACAGGCGCAAATTGCCAGTGGCAATATCAGCACGCAGCTTTGTCTCTTTAGTCTTTGCAACATTTTGAGACTTCCTCAAGGTTTCCGAATACGTTCGAGCAACTTCGCCCATGCGCTGCTCAGTCTGTCGAGCTTCAGCATTGAGACGAGCAACTTCAATTTGATTGCGATTTGATTCATCATGTTTTCCTTTGTAATAGCCGCCACCAAAACTGGTGAGCACGGCGGTGATGATGCCTAGCAGCACCCAGGGGTTAAAGATACTCATGGCTTAGGTGGCTCATCAGTGTCGTTTGCTTCGGCCTTGGCGATGGCATTGGCCACGGCCTTGACACCAGATCGACCGGCAACGCCACCCAGCACGCCGGTGATGAACACCATGATCGTGCTGATCTGTTGCGTGTACACCTTGTCGATGGGTGCCATGCCAGCCATGGGCTGGGTCACGAAGCTGACGCTGTAGAGGAACATGGCCATTGATCCAAGCAGGATCAGAACCAGGGCTGTGATCACGAACGCCCAGACTCGGACTTCGATCTTTTCAACGGCCAGGCGTTGCTTTTGATTCATTACGACTGTTGGCATTACTTCTTCTCCGGTTCGGGTTTAACAAGCTGTTCGGGGCATGTGCCGGTGGCTGTGCAAATAGGAGGTTTGCATTCAGCGGCTGCCCAATTCTTGGGGTCCTGGCATGGATAGCGGAAATGGTCTTCACATCCAAACAACAAGACTGCCATGATCGACAGAATCCATATCTCAAAAATGTTCACGTTTACTCCTTCGGTCAAACAGTGGGTTGTCAGAAAACTCAACTGGCTTTCGATTGTCGCGTTGTTGTTTTTCAATTTCGCGTCTGAGCTTTTGGACCTGCT